ATTGCTGGACTATAAACTTGAACATTCCTGAACACTCCGCCCAGGTCAGTCTCAGACGATATAGCAGGGTCTGCATCCTTAGCTATAGTTACTGTTTTCCAAGAACCTAATCTTAGTCCCATTTGTTTCTCCTTATTTGTAGTTTAGTTCCTTGCCTGTCTTATCTCTAGCCATTCCGTAGGCACGACCAGCACAGGCTTTCTGGTCAGCTCCAGGCTCCTTCATACAGAGTTCTATCTCTGCACTGATAGCATCTTGGACTTGAGCATCGGTGCTATCAGGTGTTAGTGCTTCCATCGCAGGATTTGGCATAATGCCTCCTTTGTCTAATCTAACTCAAACTCAGTGATAAGGCCATTCTCAATCTTTATCTTCTTGAATGTTCCTTCAAACTCACCAGTCACTACACCTCCAGCAGGTGTAACTGTAAATGGAGACTGGTCTTTAACCTTATCCTCATTTAGGTCCGCTATTAACTGAGTATATGAAGTATCTTCAGCCATTTAATCTTTCCTTGGCAGGCTGGCTAAGCTGAGTGTAGTTAGCCTAGCCAGCCTACTGTGCTAGCGTCTCTCAGTAACCTCCACCTTGGACTTACATACAGGGCAAGACTTAGGAGCCTCGCTCTTCTTGTTTATCCAAGTTTTGAAGTTACATTCAGTACACTTAGCATACATTTCTCACCTCCGACTAGGGACAGATTTGGAGCATGATGAAGGCAGCTGCCTGCCCACCTGCTCGTGCATGAGATAAGCAGAATCCAGCGTGCTGTTGCTTGGTTACGTTAGCATCGCTGTAGTCATGCTCATCAATTGAGCCATCATGCCTGAATACTACCTGATGGTCGTGAGCAGCATCACCAACTTCTCCCTGAGGTGCTAGCCAGCAAGGTCCCCAGGTCTGTAGCCAGAAGTAGTAGCTGGCAGTTACAACTACATGAGACACGCCAACTACAGGCTCCAGACCGCTAGTGTTGGTCTCGCAGCCATAGGCCCAGTGGTGCATACATTCTGCATGGTCTGAGTCAGCTACCAAGGTAGCATTTATCTCATCCTGCAAGGTTAGGGTCATCTCGCCTCCACTAGCTGCTACTGCTGTGTTTGCTCGGATTCGGCAGGTGTGAGCATCACTGTCATGTCCAAAGATGACTACGTAGCCTCCGGCAAGTTCATCCTCAGCAATGACACCATCTTCAGCGACACCATCAGTAGCCGCCACATCTATTACTAAGGATGTAGCTCCCTTAGCAGCGGCAGCAGCCACAGTGGCATAGGCAACAGGCTGGCGATAACCATTCTTGACACCAAGGTCAGCATTAGTCACTCCCACTGCTGATGCTTTGGCATAGTAGAAAACTCGGTCGCTGTCTATCAGCTTAGTGCCGATAGGGTACAGTTGGGTAGCGCTAATGTCCCTGATGTCGTCAGGCATCTGAAGGTTGGTAACACCTTCCTGACCCTCCATCCAAGATGGCAGGACGATAGTCCTACCATCCTTGTTCATCCACTTATGAAGTACTATACTTTCCGTCATTTAATTTTCTCCTTCCTAGATTCTTAAGCAGAACTGTTAAGATTCCAGTTCTACCGCATCCACGGACTAAACAGTTATTGCTACATCTGCCACATCAAACATTCTGCCTAAGCAGAGTGAAGAGCCAAGTAGCAATGCTCCGTAGTTGACTATCCTGATACCTCCAGCATCGTAGTTCTCAAGCTCAGGAAACCTCACCAATTTGTAAAAGTCTCCTGCACCTTCAGTCCCACCATAGGCATAGGTTAGTCCAGGCTCCTGGTTCATCACATTACCATGCTTGACCAGGAACAGAGAGTACATGCCGGTTGAGCTATAAAGAGCTCGAGCATCCGCAGATGAGCCAGTACCAGTGTTGGCCTCTTCCTTGACAAGGTAGTCAGTCCGTATGATAGGGATAGCATCCCAGAAGAGTACCCGCTTGCCCAGCTCATTGTAGCCGAGAGTCAGGAAGCCAAGATTGCCAGATACATTGTAGGCCAGACCGGCAAAACCTTTCTCCTGGTAGGCCGCATCCATTCTTCGGATGATTTCAAAAGGAGCCCAGATCTCGTCTACGCCATGCTTCATCTCATCAACCTGGAATCTGAGTAGTGCCAAGGACAGTCCGACTTCATTGGCGTCCAGGTTCTTCGGGTCATTACCTCCAGCAGCCCAAGGTGTAGCTAAGGGAGCTCCGTGCTCAGCAGCCAAGGCGTGTATGCCATCGAACTGCTTGGCAGAGTTATAGGTGTTGTCAGCATAGATTACTCTGGCACCTATCTTCCTCTTCATGGCCTTCTCACATTCTAGAAGCATCCGTGCCTCATAGTTGTTGTAAGTGCCATAGATGCCGGGTAGGAAGTGGTCAAGCTTTCTCTGGATATAGCTACTACGGAGGGTCATCTCCTTCTCCTCATAGTCTACATCCTCAGTCCACGACAGGCCCTCACCAATGTCCTTTTCAGCTATAGCAGCTTCAAGGGCAGCAACATTAGCGGGCTTTTCTCTTAGCCACTCTATTTTTAGACCGGTGTGAGCCGCCTGACCTACGGTTAGGCGCTCTAAAGGGTTGTTGCGCTTGATGTCCTCCTCGAAGACACCAGGAATTTTATTGGACTGGGTTAACTTTTGCGCTGCCGCTAAGTTTGCCCAATGTCCACCAGAATCAGCCATAGTATTGTCTCCTTCTTAAGTTATTTTTGCACTGCAGCCTCACGAGTTCCTAGCGGAGGAGTCGCAGCTAAGATTTCCTTAGCTCTGTCCATAGGAGTTTTAGGAGCTGCTCCTCCAGGTGCTCCTGGAACTGCATAAGGTCCTACACCGCCTCCTCTACTCGTTGCTACAGCCTTCAAGGCTTCTTCGAAAGAATCAAGCGCTTTCATATCTTTGTCTGCTAAGCTATCGACAGAAACACCATACTCAATTGCTAATAACTTCCTGCGTAGCTCCAGAGCCTGACCAGCTTCTGCAGTCAGGGTCTCTACCTTTGCTAAGGCATCAGTTAACTGTTGCTTGACTCCCGCAATCTCCTCATCAGAGACTGCACCCGTCGGACGGGCTTCTAGCTCGGTCACTTTAGCGTTTAGGTCAGCAACCTTCTGTTGCTCAGCTGACAGCTCTAATCTAGCCGCATCTACGGCTTGAGTATGAGCTGCCTGTTGAGTTTCCAGCTGTGTCCCTAAACTCTGCTTGGCAGCAATAAGGTCAGACTCCCTAACCATCTTCTTGCCATCCACCAGAACCTGGCCATCCTTGAACTCTACATTAGGACTTGCAGGACCAGGAGTTCCAGTAGGACCTGCAGGACTAGTAGGTCCTTGTGGCGGAGGAGCTGCCCCAGTACTACCAGCAGCACCAGTTGGACTAGTACTCATCGTAATAACCTCCTATCTTCTATAGTATAACACACATAAGCAGTGATGTCAAGGATAATGTTATCAGCCATTATTTTATTTAGCTTCTCCAACCATTGCTGGAACAAGATATTGCTTTCGTAAGTCCTCATATATCTCATTGGCTTCTGTGGATACCAGTTTGTCGGTAGTTCCGAAGAAGTTTAGCCAGGCATCTAGAGTAGGGTCTAGTATTCTTAGCCGTAATCTTGCTTCCCTCAGCTGCCTCTGATAGCCTGCTATGAGCTTACCCTCAGGCCCTATAACCTCAAGTAGCTGCTGTCGCTCCGCTCCTCTAGCTACCTCAAATCTACGAATAAGTTTTACATGCTCCTCAGAGTACTCGTTCAATACCACAGCTCTGAGATTACGGTAAGGTCTTGCAAAGGTTCGGCTAAACTCCCAGTAGAGTATTTCCATAGGAGTCCAGTCGTTGTGGATTCTCTGCAGTAGACGCTCCCTATGCTGAGGACTCAGGGATTCCAGCAGGATATCTATGTAGGCATAGTAGGTATCGAAGTCTAGCTCCATACGCTCAGATTCCCAACTGTACTTTAGTTCAGGCTTCAGCTCAAAGTAGTAGTATAGCAGCTCTTGGTCTGGAGTCTGGGTAGGAGTAACTATGCCGCGCTCTTCAAGTAGTTTGGCTCTTTCCTCAAAGGACTTAGGCACATCCTTGTA